TGAGCGGCACTTAATCATCTTCGATGGTGACAACAGCAGAGTGTGAATGCTTTTTTTTATATTTTCTCATTCACACAGACAGAAAAAGGTTTGTAGTGCCTTCTTTCTATCGCAGATTCTCCCCCCCAAGAATCATTTATGCGTCAAGTGAGAGAGTTATGGACTGCCAATCCATTCTCTCTCACAACCCTTTAACAGTAGGGATGGAATAGCCCAAACTTATACGCCTGTGGACATTATGTAAGACGAACCGACAAGGTGACTTGTTAGGAACGCAGTAGTGGTTGAAGCAGGAAGCTCCGACTTATAGAAGCTGGAGTAGTTCACAACAAGAGGTGGTAAGCTGTAAAAGGCTTTGTTGGTAGGCTACCTGTTGTTTTCTATCGCACCTTTTAAGGATAGTTATTAAACACCCTAGAGTGAGAATCTATGGCTGAAAGGGGTTCTCACTCGCTAAAGGGGAAAGAAACAGGGTACAATGGATAATAATATCCGTTGAATTATATAATCACACCTTTTTATATTTTTTGAAGAAGTACGATGTGAGAGTGGGATTTTTTTTGCATTTTGTGTCCTCCCGCTCTCACAGAAGTACAACAGGAGAGATTGAGCATGGGCAATAAATGGGCAAAACAAGTTGATTGGGAACAATTTAGTGCTGCATGGGATTTATACAGAACACGGCAAGTCGGAAGTTTACAGAAATGTGCAGAAATGTGCGGTTTGTCCGGTCCGACATTTGCAAAAAGGGCGGTAGCATTGTTGCAAGGTGAAAATGATCCGAAGTGGTGGACAGATTATGAAGACGAGAACGGAAATAAGACAAGCAATACTAGAAAACGCAGAAAAAATGGCAGACGCACTCGCAAGAGGAAAAGACCTAGAAATTAGAACCTCAAAGAGTGGAATATCTGTTGCAGAGATAACTAAAAAAGTCACAGTAAGATAAGCATTCAAGACGGAGAATGTGAGATAATGCGAAATGGAGCATTTTATTTTTGTTTTAAGCAAAAAAGGAGTGCTCTATTTTTTTATGGCAAGTGACAGACTATTAAAAGCAATAAAAGAATATAAAGATTATGCGAATAATCACGGAATAGATGAAAGTGTTATAAATGCCTTTATCGAAGCTGGCAAGGTTGCTTTGCAAGAACAGGAAAAGGAAATGGCACTTGACCTCACGAAAAGGGCAAAAGATATGTGCCGTGAACTTGTTACACAGCAAACAGGCGGTACACTTGATGAATTGCAGATATATGGTGGCGAACATCAGGAGAAATACAACATTGTAGAACTGTATTTTAAGGCTTTACAGGTTGAAGCACCATATTTAGTTGATTCATTCTTTGAATACATCGAAATTGACGAAAACGAACCTTTAAAACGGTTTTATTTTCCTCGAAAACGCATATTAAGACCTGTTATCGAAGCCTATCAGGAAGTATATGACGGAAAGTTGGACTTTTTGAGTGTTTCGCAACCTAAACGAACAGGGAAAACAACATCAGGACTTAAATTTTGCGAAATGCTAGGCGGTAGAACACCGTCAGGAAGTATTTTCGCAACAGGCAAGGGCGAAGGTCTTGTAAAACGATTTTATGGCGGACTTTTGGATATGTTTGAGGATGATATGCAATATGCAAGGTTCTTAAGTGTGTTTCCGAAGGGCAAAAAGGCAAATAGCACATACAAATCAGCTGAAAACCTCTCGATTGACCTTTGGAGAAAGAATGTATTTCCAACATTCACTTGCAGACCTATTGACGGTGCTATTGTAGGATGTACCGAAGCAAATTTGCTAGTTTACATAGACGATTGTGTAAAAAACCATGAGGAAGCACGAAATCGAGACAGATTAGAGTTTCTTTGCGAGAAAGTTACGGATGATGTACTCGGAAGACGAATCGAAGGCACACCCATAATCATTCAGGGAACAAAATATAGTCTTTATGATCCTATCACAGCACTTCAAGAAAAAGCAGACCTTTTAGGTTGGCGGTGGAAAGAAGTTGCCATACCGGCTTTAGATCCTGTCACGGATGAAAGTAATTGGGAAATCACACTTTCCGGGAACAGAAAAGTATTCACAACAGACTATTATCGCAAAGAGAGAATGCTTGTTACAGAGGAAACATGGGCGGCAGAGTTTCAGCAAGAGCCTTTTGAAGCAAAAGGAAGAATGTTCCCCAAAGACAAGTTGAACAGATATAGGGAATTGCCTGTTGATGTTGAGCCTGATGCAATTATGGCGGCTTGCGATAGTGCAGACAGAGGAGAAGATTACTGTTCAATGCCTATCGGCTATGTTTACGGAGATAAAATCTTCATTCACGATGTTGTGTTTGACAATTCAGGAACAGAGTTTACGAAACCCGAATGTGCAAAGAAACTTATTCAGAACAATGTTAAGACAGTTGTATTCGAGAGTAATGCAGCCGGAAGATACTTCGGTAAAGACGTTATGGAACTCGTTAAAAATGGCGGTGGTAGATGTTCTGACAGATACAAATACAACCGAACCAACAAGATAACGAGAATGGAGAACGCAAGGGATAATATCATTCGAGATTATTACTTCCTCGAAGAAGATATGTACGATAGAGGTTCGCAATATGACTTGTTTATGAAGAACCTCACAACAATGACAAGAAGTGGCAAGGTAAAACACGATGATGCACCTGATAGTTTAGCATTATTTGAGAATGAAATGAGGAATGGTGCTTCGACAGTACAAGCAATTAACAACCCATTCAGAAGCGGAGGTTGGTTATGAGGAAAAGAGATTTAGTTCTTGATAAATACGGAATAAGTGGTAAGAGATACAAGGAATTGTGCGGATTTTGCGAACAATACCCGGAATGGAAAGCCTTTTTGCGTGAGGAAACGAATACAGTAAAGGCAAGAATCATAACGGATATGCCTGTGGCACACAATAATGGCGATGCAACAGGAGATTTAGCGGTAAAAAGGGTTGAAATAGCACGAAAATGTGAGATTATCGAAGAAACCGCAAAGGAAGCAAGCGAAGACCTTGCATCATTCCTCATAAAGTCAGTTTGTTACGAAGTGCCTTATACATATTTGCAGACAGTTGAGGAAATGCCTTGCAGCAGATCATGTTTTTATGACACTAGGAGATATTTTTTCTTCCTTCTTGACAGAAATAAAGAAAAGTGAGTATTCAGAGGACATTAAAGTGTGGTAAATGAATATTGTGAAAGTTTAGAGAGGTGAGAACCTCTCTTTTTTTGAGGGCAAATTATGGGAATTGTAATAGATTGTCCGAATTGTAGGAAATTTCTTACATTTGCGGATGAAAATGACGGAATAATGCACAAACGAATGTGTAAACGATGCGGAAAATGGATATGGTATAAGCCGGACATTGCATATACAGAGGTACACGATGTTCCTGAAAGGACTTCAAGTAGCGGAAAGAGGTTTTATTGATGAACACATTTAAGTTCAATGACATAGTTAAGGGCAGATACGGAAGAAAAATAGCATATACGGATGTTGACGAGATAACAGAAGACAATGTTGTAAGTGTTGTTGCAAGCTGTATCGGTGTTCACAACCTCAATAAACAGGCTATTAAGTATTTGCATGATTACAAAAACGGAGACCAGCCTATCAGATACAGAAATAAGCTGATTCGTGACGATGTAAACAACCCCATTGTTGAAAATCACGCATGGGAGATAGTTCGTTTTAAGAATGGACAGACAAACGGAGAGCCTATTCAATGTATCGCAACAGTTGATGATGATGAAATAGGCAAGAGTGTTGATAGGTTTAACGATTATTGCCGGGTTGCGCATAAACACGCAAGAGATATTTCAAGTGGCGAATGGACTAGTGCAACAGGTGTAGGATATAAGGCGGTAATGAGAAAACAAGGGGTAATACCTTTTGCAATTACAGTTCCGTCACCTATGAACACATTTATCATATATTCTTCACGAACAGAAGAACCAATGCTTGCGGTTCAGGAACTTAAAGATGCAAACAAAGAGCCTTATCTTTTGTGCTTTTCTGATACGAGAGAGTTCCAAATTAAGAACAGCAAGTTATTAGACCTTGTAAATGATAGAGGGGAACTTGTTAAGTCAAGGCTTCATGCTTTTGGCGGAATACCTATCGTTGAATATCCAAACAATCAGGACAGAGTGTCTGACATTGAGTTGGTTATTGATATATTAGATGCAATCAACAATATGCAATCAAACCGAATGGATGCGGTTGAACAGTTTGTACAGAGTTGGGTTAAGTTTGTAAATTGCGACATTGATGAAGACACATTTAACAAAATGAAAATGATGGGTGCTTTGGTAGTCAAGTCAAACAATGGTACAGGTAACAAAGCAGATGTTGATGTAATGACACAAGAACTTAACCAAACCGAAGCACAGGTCGCTAAAGACGATTTGTGGAATAATGCACTTACAATTTCTGCTATTCCGAATAAGCAAGGAAATACAGGTGGAGATACGCAAGGTGCGGTTGAACTTCGTAATGGTTGGGATTTCTCAAAACAGGCTGCAAAACTTCACGATCCATATGTTGTTGAAGCAGAAAAGAGACTTAACAATATCATTTTAACCGTCATAAGACAGGCAAAAGGCAACAAAGAGTGTGCATTTGGCATTATGGACTATGATGTGCAGATTTCACACTCACCAACAGACAATATGCAAGTTAAAGCACAAGTATTCCAAATGCTTGTTGGAGCCGGTATTCATCCGCTTGTTGCAATCAAGACTTGCGGTCTTTGGACAGATGCAGAAAAGGTATTCTTGATTTCAAAACCTTACCTTGATGCACTCTATCAAACCATAGACGAGAAAATTGAAGAATTAGGCTTGCAAGACCAAGTAGAAAAAGCAAAGGCACTTGTAAGTGAAATGGAGAATTAAACAGCTTTAAAAGGCTGTTTTTTCTATATATGCAACTATGCGTAAATAGTAAAACAAATATCTTACAGCTGAAACAGACAGCGTAATAAAAGTGTATGGAGGTAAATAATTATGACTAGAGAACAAGCAAAACAGAACCTTATCGGTTTTGGAATTGAAGAACCCACTTCGGAGCAGATTTCAGCATATCTAAATCAGCTAAACGGAGAATCAAGAAAAGCAAAAGAGGAAGCAGAGACACTTCGTGAGAACGCAAGCAAGGCGGCAGAGTTGCAAGCTGAACTTGACAGATTAAACGAAGAAAAGATGTCAGATGTAGAGAAAGCAAATAAACAGACAGAGACAGCTAATAAGCACATCGCAGAACTCGAAAAGAAAATAAGAATCATGGAAACACGCAACAAACTTGCTGAAAAAGGTATCACAGGTGAGGAAGCGGACACACTTTTCGATGAAAACGGAGTTATTGATTTTGATGTTCTCGGAAAGATTATTGCCAATAGAGAATCTGCCGCTGCAACCGCAAAGGAAAAAGAGATTGCTGCAAACGCATCGAATCCCGGTGGTGGAAGTGGTGGAAATGAAGAGACTAAAACATCGGCTGAACAGATTGTTGAGAAGATGTTTGGTGCTAAAAATGACACAAACAATGACATTTTGTCACATTATGTAGGAGGTAATTAAAATGTCGAATATGCAGTTTGAAGAGACAGCAGTTCTTGGCGATGTGCTTATTCTTAAGAGAGCACCCTTCGAGGGAATTGCAAAATCACTTGATTTCACAAGTGTAACTGACAAAGTAAACGGAAAGAAAGTTGTTAAAGCCGGAACACCTATCGGTGCTGGCGGAACAGTTGACAACACAGGAACAGTAGTTGGAATTTTGCTTCACGATGTAACAGAGGACAGACCTGTTGGAACACTCTTGAAGAAAGCATACCTTAACACTACTCTTGCACAGACACATTCAGGT